TTAATTGATATTTAACAATAAATGAGGGTGAATACGGTGTGCACCAACTGTGCATACTGTGCACCTTTTTATAGCATAATGATTTCTATTAAAGTTCAAATGTGGTTGCAGTCTAATTTTACCAATAAAATCAATCTGCTCATTTTTGAGTCTATATTTATCAATAAAATCAGTCTTCTCAAAATTGAGGCTAGTCTTAACGCTTGTAATTATAGGCATAGTCGGAAAGGGTAACAGTACTAAGAAGTATGTCGATATACAGGTTATAGTTTGACTGTTTTTAAAGGTGTGATGATTTCCGTTACACCTTTTCCCATCTTTATCATCTGAATGGTGATTTATACAACGTAGGTTTTAAACCATTAATCATTTCAACCGATGCACTTTTTATTGCATCGCTTACTTCGAAGTCCTCACTTTAGACAATAGGTTCCGAAGAAATTCGTCGCAACATCTCAACTATCAGGATAACTAATTGATTATAATTAATTACCACACAAAGTGGGTTTATGTTTATAACTGCTTGATAACACTTAATTCTGTCATAAAAATAGATTAACGCTCATTGGTCATTGTTTTAGTGACCAATGGTGATAAGTTACAACACATTGTTTTTATTGCTAACGGTCAATTTGACCGTCTGAAATCTGATTGCCAATACCTTGCCGTATCTCTTTGTTGTAATCTTATTTCTCAACGTAGATAACTTATTGATATTTATTCAGAGTGCGTATTTGCACTGTGGTATTGCCAGTCAGTGAGGAACCTTCAATTTCATAACTTCATGTCTCCTTGAGATTAGGGCGTCCTAATTGAGGTAAGTACGTTTAGCGTTCTAACCTATTGATAATTTAGCAAATATTTTTTCTCAATAACTCAGGCGACTTTTTTGTCGTCTGGAACAAAATCAAGATGTTGTGATATCGCAATAAGTGCAAAGGTATGGTGATTTACACCACGCCTTTTAGATGATTCAATTTTGTACTTTTACCCATTGGAAAACATGTCTATTTATTGAAATAAAATCAATGTGTTATACCCCATTAAAAGAGTCTAAAAGGGCTTTCTGTTCACCCGTTAAGTTGAAGGCAAAATCTTCATGTTCAATCTGCCATGTGCCAAAGCTCATAAGGAAAGCAATTGCAGGGTCAATCTTGTTGGCTGATTTCTTTTTATTGGGCTTAATATTGGCGTTTGCGTCCGTTTCCATTACGACATTAGCCATCGCCCACGCAAGCACCGGATCGCCATTGTGACGAATGATTTTACGATTAACGAATACCTCGGCTGATTTCGCCACAGGGCTAAACTTCATGTAAGTTTGAGGGAATGGCTCAACATCTAACCCCGCACCTTGTAGCTGTGTCCTTAAATGGGTAGCGTTCCATGTATCAAAACCTGTCAATTTGATATTAAATTGTTGGCTGTCTCTAAGCACATCATCACGAATGCGATCATAATCAATACAATCACCAGGAGTGGTACGAAGCCAACCTGACTTAACCCATTGACGGTAAATCGCCCTGTTCTTATTGGCCGAGTTCTGTAACTGCGCTTCGGGGATATAGTGGCGAGTCAATAACAACAATTCATTATCAACAGGAAAGGTATAGCAGACACTGGTAATATCCCCCGTAGAAGATAGATCCATCCCAGCATAACACTCCAAGCCTCGTAGATCAGTTTCGGTATAGTCCATTTTACACGCTAACCATGCCCCTTCCCCCATCCAAGGAGTCTCACCCTGACACCAGATATTAAAGCGTTTAGTTAACATTTCCGTCCATTGAGAGGGAATGCCTCGTGCCTTTTGTATCGTGTCATATAAAGCATCACCATCAACTGACACATTAAGATTGGGATTCGCCTTTATCCACAGACGTTCATCGTCAATTTCTTTTTCGTCATCGAGTTCATAAATCAAAGCAAATAACGATTCATTTTGTTCTTCACCTGCAAGGATTTGACAACAATAATCATAATGTTGTTTACAGGCTGAAATGACATTACTGCCTGCCGTTGTGATCGCAAATAAAATCCCTTCAGGACGTGCCCCCATCCCTAATTCAAGGGCAGAATAAACCGCATTATCAGGGTGTAAGTGATATTCATCAACAATCGCTAAACTGGGATTGGTTCCCTCAATAGTCGCGGCTTTAGCGGCAAGAGGTTTCAATAAGCTATTACGTTTCGGATTAATAACTTTATGTTGCTGTATGACCACCCGTTTTTTAAGTGGTTTAGACAACACACACATTTGACGGGCATCATCAAAGACAATACGCGCCTGATCTCGGCTCACTGCGGCGGTATAAATATCTTGTTGCCCGTTTTCCATCACCAAGAACCAATTAGCTAGAATTGCCGCAACGGTGGATTTCGCATTTTTGCGGGGAACCTGAATATAAGCGCTACGGTATTTCCTTTTCCCTGTTGAGGTCATCTTGACACCAAGGAGATTAGCAAAGGCAAATTGTTGCCACGGCTCAAGCTCTATCGGCTTACCTCGCAAGTGCCCTTTAACATGCGAGCAAACGCGGGAGAACCCGATAAAACGCGCTACGATCTCATTATCAAAGGTGTAAAGCGGGTTATTTAAGTCATTATAGTAACGTTCAACGGCTTGCTTTAACCGCTGACAGGCGGGGATTTTGCCTGTTTTGATGTCGCTTGCGTACTGCTCCCATGCGTTCATAGGCGATCTAATTCGTCCTCTTCCTCAGTTTCAATCGGATTTTTACGACGAGAAACGGGATCGAACCCCAGTAAGGAAGACATTTTAATCATGATTTTTTCAGCGTCAGCCTTGGCACTCAATGAGGGATTACGGCTCTCACTGCCTTGGCTATTGATAATGCTAAATCCTCGGTTATCTAAGTCCTCAACCGCTTTACGGTACATTGCATAATTGACGCAATACAATTCTAAATTATTCCAATCGGCTAACGTCAGATCGTCACGTTCTGCCAATATTTTGGCTTTTGCTTTCCACTCTTTAGAGGCTATCTCATTAAGATAAACGGGGGGTTTAGGTGCTCTTGCCATAACTATTTCTATTTCCTAGTAAATTATTTTCAAAAAAATTGCCGTGCGTAAAAATTCGAGGAGGCGCGCGGTTCCTGAAACGAGAGCGTTTGTCATTTTTGATGCCCCCACTCCTTCTATGCGCTTCTATAACGATTTCGGAAACATTCCATAAGCTCCCTATCACGTTGTGTTGTGCGCCTTGCTGTGTGCGTTGTAGGCATTTTTAGTTGTCGTTGTCGATACGGTTCACTGTGCTTAAGAAGCCCTTTAACCAATTGATTTACTTCATCTTCACGCATTACGGTTATACTCATCTCGCCAATTATTATGTCGTGTCGCCTTTTCCTCTAACTCTCGATATTCCCCATTTTTACGCTTTTGCTTAGTGAGTGGATCATGCTTAAAGGTTTTAGTGTTATGACAACTGTGACATAACGCTTGATGGTTAAAATCCACCCAAAACAACACATCACTATCGCCGTTAATAGGAATAATGTGGTCAACAATAGTTGCAGGGGTATATATCCCTTTCCTGAGGCAATGCACGCATAACGGATTTAACTTGAGATACTGCAAGCGATACTGACCCCATCGATTGCTATAACCTCGCTCGGTTCGTGTTCCTCGCTGACAGTCCTGTTGTCGTCTGGCTTCTCGTTTATGTTCATCACATCGCCCAGACTTCACACGCTTATTACAACTTGGATAGCTACAACGCTTTAGTGGTTGCCATGGCATCTAATACACTCCCACATCGCGATAAACTGACCACAATGATTTAATCGTAAACGGGATTTCTTTTATCTCACCTTCACTGATAAAACCTCGGTTCTCATACAGCAATGAGATATACATTAAACAGCCAATCTTTATCGCGGGAGTAAAGTCCAGTCCTGCTTCAAATCGTTTGCCAATATGTTGTTGACAGACTTCTAATGCTGCCGTGATATAAGACTCAATCAGTTTGTCTTCATCACTCCCATCAATACGGCAATGTAACTTCACTTCATCAAGACCAATTTCTGGCTTAGTTGTCGTCACGTTCTGCCCCCACACAAATCATTTCCATACTGCCCTTGGCTTTATCGGCCACAATACTTTTAATATCCCAATACTTGCCGTCCGTACCTGCGTAGTGAAACATCAACTGATCCGCGGTAGTCACATCAGGAAAATAACGCAACCAAACTCTCACGGTGGTTTCACTTTGTGTCTGTTGACTACTGAAATATTCCCGCCCTCGAATGCCTTTTACCTCTGCCCAGACTGTCGCAATATCAAACCACATCACCTCATTACCACTGAGGGCATCTGGTTTTAGTTTTGAGCGTTGAATAGTCACCCGTTGATTCATGCGCCCTGCTTTCATTCATCCTCCTTGTCAGCACCTTTCTTGACCTCGACGGTCTGTTTCCATGCCTGACTAAATTCATCACCGCCTTCACGAGGCGGCAACCCCTCACGCTCACGGGCTTCATTCGGACACATAACCCCTGACTTAATCGCGGTTTCATAACTGCGGAAACGTTCGGTAGGATTAGCGCGGAGTAAATCTGCCGTATCAAATTCCACTTGATAACGAATATTTGGTGTGGGTGACGTGAGTAACAGCGCCGATTTAATTTGTTGCTCAAAGTTAGCTAACCACGGGCGCATAGTGATGGTCAGTAAGGCACGACTTGCCTCACTAAAGTTACTGTAGGTACTGTTGGAATACTCTTGTAAAAAGATAGGGCTAATGTTGAACATACGGGCAATATCTTCAATGGTAAAACGCCTTGAGGCTAACCATTCCGCATCTTGGTTACTCATGCCTAATTGTTCATATTCCATGCCACCCTCAAGAATGGGGGTTTTCCCTGCATTACGTGCCCCTTTGTAGCGTTCTAGGGCTTCTAATGCCTTAGTTCCTTTGAGGCTATCGAGCCATTCACCCGATTTAATAATGCCAGATGCCATCATACCGTCTTTCATGATACTCGCACCGTGTCGTTGTTGAGCTAATCCTAAGCCTAATGTTTCACGGCAAATCGTAACGGGTGAGCGTCCTAAAAAACCGTCATCGGTCGCATAACGTAAATGCAAAATTTCTTCTTGTAGGTAAGTTTTCACCTTACCGCTATACGGTTCAGTCACGGTATAACTGTATCGATGCTCCCCAAGTCGATTAATCACTACCGCACTGGGTGGATAAGGATGTATTGATTTAGGTTGTCCATCTTTGCCCCATGCAATCACCGCATAGGCGTTACCATTGAGCAAACAATGACGCATTAACGTGCGCTTAAATTGAAAAGCGGTCTGACAGTCATTCGGGTTTTCATTGAGAAGATAATCAACAGGATGATCACTTAACCACTCTCTTGATTCTCGCCCTTTATCATTGTGTACTCGATACAGAAAACAGGGCATGGAGGCAATAGCTTCACTAATGACCGTCACCGCATTCATCACGGCAGGTAAGCCCTCCGCTGTTGACGAGCTAACGTGTTCCCCTGAGTTTGTGTTAGATATCCCTGCCAGAGAAAGAAACTCATCAATACTTAGACTACGGGATTCGGAGGCTTTACGTTTGAATGGCCACATTATTCCACCTCAGCTAATTGTAACCAGCGGTCAAAATCTTTTACCGCTTGCGGTTTACTGAGTGTTAAGGAGCGTTTAGCAATTTCTACGCCGCTATCAGGATAAGCGGGTAAACTGGTGATGGTGATTTCATGGAGTTCGGCTTCTAATACGGTTCTGATATACGGCTCTTGACCAATATCCCACTGATCTTTAATCGTTCGAAAACCAAAGCTCATGCCTGAAATATCACCTCGTTCAACCAAGGTGAGAACATCACGCCCTAGTTGCGTATCAGGCGGAGTGAGTTCAAAACGTAACCCTATTTCATCTTCGGTAAGCTGTAATGTGCCAGAAGTCGTGCGTCCCAATAGGTTAGTGTAATCATGTTCGTATAACGCCCTGACATCACTCCCCTTTGATAAGCTGTTACTGAACGCATTTAGGGCAAACTGCTCAACAAACTCATCCCAAAGTACATGAGAACGTAAGCCCCATTTAATGACATAACCCACCAGCTTTTTATCATTGACTGACAGCGTGGCGGTACGGATTTCTAACTCAATATTTTTCATAACACATTCCTGACAATAAAGAGCGCTCCTGAGATCACAGGAACGCTTCCAGAGTTATTAACCCGCAGCTTTCACTTCTAACACTTTAATCGCGTTAGAATCCACCAGCCCACCCCCTAAATATTTATCGGTGTGAACTTTGATAAAGCCCGGTTCTGTAATATTGTCAGGACGAGTACGTGTCCCCGTTTCATGATCCACAATGAAGTAACCGCGTTTAAAATCACCTAATGCAATCACATCATCAGGCATGTTTTCGAGGTAATGAACGGGTAAGCCTAATAAGGTATCAGGATCGCCAGACTGTAAACGATCACGCCAGATATAATCCCCATTGCCATTTTTCAGCTTCTGCACTTTAGCGGCAGTATTGGAATTCATCACCCAAACGGCATTTTTGCGGTATTTCGCTCTAAGCTTAAATTTCAAATCAATCAGGCTATCCGCTGTCAGTGTCGTTGCTTCCAGTTTTTCTAATTTGCCAAAAGCGCGCGTTTTGTCATCTTTGGCTTCACGAGGATAAGCTAAAAAACCTTTTGCTTTTTTCAAACCATCTCCCGTGACAAGATCGGTTTCTTCGGTATCAACAAACGTGTCGCCAATTTCAGTGGTTAACCAGCTAAGAATATCCACATCACTAAAATCAATAATTTCTTGTGTAGTTTTGGGGTAGGCGTAGATAGGGAATAATTTGATACTGACTTCTTCTAATTTCGGTGTGCCAGTTTCGGTGCGGGCTTGACCTTCTTCACCGTGATTGACCTTTGCCCCACCCACAGAAACCAGTTGTTTATATTCGTTGCTGTGAGTCGTTTTGATGGTACAAATTTTACGCATCACCGAATCATCGGTTAATTGCTGCATAATTTGTTTATTCAGTTCAGGAATAACGGTATAGCCACCGTCAGCCGGAACCCCTGTCGATAAAGTGCGGGTTTCCCCTGTCAGGATATAATGACGTAATTCATCATTACTGACGGCTTTATCACCTAATACGTGCTTACCTGTTTGACTGCGTTCTTCCTCTGCCATCGCTTCATAGCGGGCAATTTCAGTATTCAGGGATTCCGACTGATGACGTAACTCATCAAAGCTTTTGGCCTCATCGTCAGTGAGAGAACGTTTTTCGTTTTCTGCTTTAGTGAGCAATGAGCGCATTTGCTCGGTGAGAGTTGCTTTTTGTTGGCGCAATTCGAGAAGTCTTTTCATGAAGTGGTTTCCATAAACAATAAAATGTTAAGACGTGAAACCAACACAGAAAGAGAGGAAGACCGAATAATCTTTTTCTGCATCCCGCAGGCTACCTCTCGTAGCTTGATTAAACGGTCAAGTGGCGGCTCACGTCTGAGTGCCACTTATCAATATATATCTGAAAAATATAATAAAAAGCCCCTGCAACTAAGGGGCTTAACATGAAAAAACATGAGAACAAAACATTTACAAAACTTTTAATTCTTCAATAACACCAATCCAATAGCTGATGGTACTGCCTGTTTCCCCAGATAAGATTGTTAAGTTTTCGCTTGGAGCTATACCTTTTCTTATTTTATTAATATCTGTCATATAAGAATCACGGATTGCAAGTTCGATAAAATACCATTCAAAATTCGTCGACTCCCCGTACTGTAACTATAACTACCTTTGAAATTCCTTAAGACTTACCTGAGCATACTCTTTTAATTAGGTGGCTAATTTACTTATATCTGTGTCTATTTTAAAATTCGGATACATGTTGTTTAAGCACTCTCCGATTTTATTAACACGACGATGTATTTCTAATAAGCGTTTTATATTAATATGTTAACCAAAATATTTCTGACAAGTCTGTATATTATATATAGCTAAAATCAGTATCTATCTATTAATAGTTACTAATAACTACATTTTCCCTTATATGAATTACTATTCCCATCCCTGATATCAATAACATTTCATTATTACACAAAAACAAAATAATCAATAACAAATAACTATAAAAACAAATTTAAAAACCAAATATTTCATTGCTTCAATAATTAAATCTAAATATTAAAACTAAATATTTGTGTTTTAAAAAGTATGAACTCTGAGCATTTATAAAAATATTAAATGTGTTATTACTATATTTGTTATTTAATAAATTCAGGAGAAAATGGATGTCTTTAAATTATTTAAATCTAGATAATGTTACTAGGCAGTTTATGCGCGAAGAAATAGACTTTGACAATGAGAAAAATAATTTTTATCTCAGCAATTACCTTTCTCCACAAGGTAAACAGCAATGGCCAACTTTATTAGAAGAATCCATCCAACATGATGATTCATGGTTAGAACGTGAGATAATACGACGAGGGCTTCTTGCTCAATATCATACTCGACGCACCCCTAGTGGTGGAACAACCCAAGCTAGAGTACCTGTAACAGCAGCGCAAACTTTAGCAGAGGGAGAATTTAATCGCCTTTATGTCCGCGGATTAAGTGCGCGAGCTATGGCTTCTGGTATTGAATATTTAGAAGCATACCGTGCTCGCTCCTCACAAAATCCGAGACCAGGATCTCAAGCTATAATTGGTAGACATTTTTTAGCCCAAAGTATTTTACAAGACTTGAGAGCAAATTCTGGTGTTGAATCGGCATTAGGTGTTCCTCCTGGTCCTAATTCTGGAATTTCAGTCAAACTGCCATAAATACCTTTTTCAAAGAATATTTAAAAAATGAATAGGGTGCATAGGGTGAACAGTTGGTGCACAGTTGAGAAATAACTATGCACCCTATTTTTATATTATAAATCAATCAAATATAAAGATTGGTGAACAGGGTGCACAGTTGAACATAAAACTTTATAACTAGGGGGCTAACTTTTTCTTAATTCAGGTACTGCAGGAAGCCACTCGTTAGCTTCATCAGTTAAATCAACGTTATAGTAATAACCCCGTTTCGTTTTAAACTTTCGATAGTCTTTTTTATACTCTTGCATCACCTTAGGTAATGAATCCCCAAACTTGGTTAATGTTAACGGTCTATCAAACCCGTAGGCTTCCATAAATGATAAATAAGCATGATAGAGATAGATCCTCGGCGCACGAGGATAAATATTCTTATTCCCCATCTTCATCCCTAACTCTTCGCCCAATGAAACCAAATAAGCACAAAAGCTATACAAGGGATCTGAGTTACTTTTGACGGCTAAAGCTTCGCCTGAATCTCTCTGTTCTTGCAGTAATAATTTAGCCTTATCTTGGCAGGTAAATAATTTCAATAAATGACGAATAATAACGGGTAACTCTTTGCTTATCTTCTCAGGTAACAATGGATCTTTATCATTCTCTTTAACGGGGGTATTAAAAGAGAAAATAACCCGTCTACGCGCTATCCCTCCGTTACGTTCAGTAAAGCTCATTGGTTCGTTATTCGTCGCCAAAACAACCGCTTTAATAATAGTTGAGAATTGTTTCTCATACTTACCATCAACCTCGATTAAATCACCGCCTGTAATGGCTTTAATGCCTGCCCCCTCTCCAACGTATTTTACTTGGTCAGGTAAAGTAATGAGACTTTTACCCACAAATTGATAACGCCCTCTCGCCTCATCTAACGCTTTCATATTGCCACTGGCGGTATTGTGTGCCCCTGCAAGTAAAGTCGCGATAGAGGTAAAAACACTTTTACCACTCCCTCCCTCACCCGTCACCTCGATAAATAATTGCCAATCATACCGATTAGCTAAAATCATAAATAAGCCCGCATTAATACGGTTCATCTTTTCTTCATCGTTGCCCGCCGAATGAGATAACCACTTATAAAAACTAGGGGCATGTTGTTTTAAATTCTCATTAGATTCAGGCGCAGTGAATACGATCCCATTATGATTAAGTAACCAGTTTTCTGGTGCATGAGGCTTAAATTGTTGAGTCGATAAATCATACACACCATTACTAAAACCAATTAACTCTCGCTTTTGCTCACCTAAAACTGGAATTTGTAATTTCAACGCACCAATCGCATTTTTAACCCCCGTTGGGCTATAAGGTGTTTCATATTCATCAAAAATCGCTACCATTGCCCGTTGTAAATCACTATCAGATACTTTATTCCATACCCCATCGACATAGTGATAAACCATTTCACTATCTGGAATAATAGCGAGTTTTCCGTAACGTTCTGCGAGTAATGCGCCTCGTTGACTGGCCGCCATTTGTGAGAGATTGGTGTTCGCCCATTTTTTATCCGCATGAATAACTGTTACTGTGGCTAAATTATCCATTTGGTACATTCCCTCATTAAATGCCTGTTTTGCTTTCTTAATCCCAAATTGCTGACGGTAATCATCCCAATCGGCTTTATCTTCTGTGGGCGGTAAAGTTACCCAACCATTAACCGTTTTAGCGGCTTTTTCTGCTGAAATTTTACCCACATTTGGCTGACCAATCTTAATATCATTATCCGCGGCTATAATTATCTTTGCCTTGGGATAATGCTTTCTAGCCCATTCAGTGACGGATAATAAATTACCTTCATCAATCGCAGCCAACACCAAACCACTATGTAGTTGACTCACTGTTAAGGCGGTTGCATACCCTTCGGCAATCAATACTGTCTCGGTAGTTTCTGGTAATTCAGATAAGAGGATAAAACTCCCCTTTTTCTTTGTCCCTGATATCAGACGCTTTTCACCATTAGGCTTGATAATTTGCGCCCCTGTCACCTCACTACCACGCTGAATAATTAACAGCATCGAACCATCAGCAAGTAATTTTACGGGGCACTCATGCCCCTTTTGAGTCAGGTACGCTGATTTGCCTACCGTCGTTTGAGCCACCAGCTTTTGTACCTTTTCTGTTATAGGTTGAGACTCTGATTTTGGAGCCTCCTTTCTGGCTGGTTCAGGTAAGGGCAATGACAAAGCTTGTGAGACTTCTTTGGCCGCCTCATAAATAGAGATACCTTTTACTTTGGCAATTAAATCCAATCCGTCACCGTGATTAGGCTCATCACATTGGCGACAAAACCAATTGCCGTTATGGTGATCATCAATAAAGTGAAAGCGGTCAGTTCCCCCACATACAGGGCATGCGCCATGTTTACCTCGTTCAGGTACATTAACCCCACACAGAGGTAATAAACTATCCCAATGATTGGTCGCATTACGTTTTACTTCACGGATCAACTCAATATTAGTCATTACCTACCTCCGTATAAGGAAAGCCCTCACGTTGATAAATTTTAAATTCCGCTTCTTGCTCATTAAAACGCATGGCATCAATTAATCGCGGTAAATACATCAATGACTCACTAATACGAAATAAATCGTCCTTTGCCTGCTCATTAGAATATTCTTCGTTGATACATGCCCAGAATGCACACTCCCCCATTACCTTTAAACTAGATAGTAGACCGTGATAAGTATCAGAAGACACACTTTTCAGGAGGCGTAATTCGTCTGTACTCATTGAATCAAAATCCCTCCGCACAATAAAATCATAGATATCAGCCATGATTAAGCTCTCCCTGCGTAGGTATATTCTTTGGTGAATTGGTTAATAGCCATAATGACTGGGCTATCAAATCCATCACGGATAAAGATCACACGATTAAACTGAATGGACAGCACTTTGACTGTCTCACCGTTTTTGTGCGTGTAGAATTCATTAGGTTGAGGGTTACGCATGATTTTCCCCCATAGCAGAAGCCGCATATTGATGAATCTGCTGATTCATATCGCAGGCGATGCTTATCAGATCTAAAAGATAGTGATCTATTTCTTCCTGTTTACAAACGTAGTCAAAAATCACCTCAAATAACGTACCAATTTGCTGTGACTTATACTCTGCGTTATACAGCGCGATTGATTTATCCATGAGCCACCTCCTTACGAATACGAGCAGAGAATAGGCAAGGAGAATCTGGAAGCATAGAACGGGCTTCTTGCTCACTGGTAGCTTCAACAGAAAAATATTTAGATTGCTGGCATGAGAAAAAACGCCATTTAAATTTAGGGTGAGTTTGGGTAGACTTATACATAGCCATAGTGTTACTCCGTTTAACATTGTGGTTAAACGCCTCGATAGTGTTCCTAGCACTTCGGGGCGTTGCTATTTTCACACCAAAACAAAGCAAGGTGCACAAACACCTTATATCTAAGTGTATAAACACGTCAAGTATTTTAAATTGAAAAATTTCCTGTATAGTGTTCCTACACCAATTTAAGGAAACCCTATATATGGCTACTGGATATAAAAACAATAAATCAACAACCAAAGGAATTAGATTTCCACATGAATTACTTGAAGAAATTGACTCAAGTGTAAAACGTGAAAATTCTAATTTTTCATCATGGGTTATTGATGCCTGTGAGAAAAAACTTAAATCGGAGAAACGCAAAGCCAAACAATCAACAGAATGAACATCATTCACTAGGTTACTATGCTGAACTGCGTACGTATTACGTACAGACATCAAATCCCACCCTCCAATGGAGGATTGGAAATATTTAACCAACCCGATATAATTAGGGTAGTTAGTAGCTTGTTCCACTGAATGAAGTTGAATTAAGACAGCCTGCACGCTGTCTTTTTTCTTTTGTGCGTAACGATTAGTTACTCGCAATTTGACCAAGTACTCCCTAAAAATTTTTGTATAGTTCTTAACCCAGCCAATGGCAGAGTTAAATTTTGCAATGTCAATCATTGTGGTTTCTCATTAATATTGGCTGAATAATTAAACAGATTTGTCCTCTGAAATATTTTCAATAGGTTATTTACCCATTCCTGATTTTTGGCGTAGAGAAGCCCGCCACGGCTATTAACCATGTTTTTTAATTTCATGATTTACCTTATTTTAATTAATTGGTTTTACGGCTATATGGATTATTAATATTTTCCACGGCGGGCGGGTTACGAACCCATAGCAATAAATCACTTAATAGCCATGCGCAAGAATTACGCCCTAATGCTTTACGCGTAGGGAAACGCCCTTCTTTTTCGAGTGTGTAAGCTGTTGTGCGTGAAATTGATGTGATGCGTCGGCGTTCTTTCTCGCGAACGAGGCGATCATACTGTTCGCCATACTCGGCAAGGATAGAACGGCGCAATTCTGGTGTTGGTGTTGAAAATTGATTTTGCATATAACCCTCACTGTATTTGTGTTTTCGTGAGGATATTTTTACGGAAAAAATAGAATAAAAAAATTGGTCTAAAATAACTAAATTTCTTTAGAATCAAACCATTGGTATTAATTTAAAATACAATCAAAATTAATGCCATTGGCGTAAAATCTTTTAATTTTATTTTTTTACACCAATAGCTAATAAATATTAGCGTATTACAGATCTTACTTCTTCTATTGAAATATCTTCCTTTAAAAAAACACCACTAATAGTTGCTGTTATATTATGAAGGGGCGTTCCAAACGTCTCTGTAAAAAACATCGATAGTTTTCTAATAAAGAATACTCTTCTAACTTGATTTTTTCTTTTTAAGATTGATTCACATTTAAATGAATCTGCTTTTTCACTTAAAGTTTGGAGCACAGAGCCAATTGATGGAGACATTACACCTACACCTGCCCATGCGGCACCTATTACTCTATCATCTCCATTTTT